TAAATTAGAAATCGCACAAGCTATCACTGATGGCAATGTTGTTAATTTTGAAACTTATCAGAGATTAGTTGGGCAGTACCAAGGATTGAATGAATCTTTGAATATTTTAAACAGCTTACTAGAGGAGCAAAATAGAGATGTCGAACATTGACATTGAGCAAACGCTTGAAGAAGCGTTTCCTGTTGTCGACCCACTTATGGCGCCGTACGGTGCTCGTGTTCTTATTCAGTTAAGAGCGGTCAAAGAGAAGGTCACATCAGCCGGTATCTACATTCCAGAAGATACAAAGGAAACCGAAAAGTGGAACACAATGATTGGTAAAGTCATTGCGATTGGGCCACTAGCATTTTGTAATCGTGAAACTATGCAACCATGGCCGGAAGGTACATGGGCATCTGTTGGCGATTTCGTTCGCGTTCCTAAATGGGGTGGAGATAGATGGGAAATTGATTTTACTGATGCAAATGGGACTAATGGAAGAGCATTATTTACTTTCTTTAATGACCATGAGTTAATCGGTAAAGTTACCGGTGATCCACGTGAAATTAAAGCATTCATCTAAGTTTTGAAAGGAAAACTGTTATGAATCCAACACAAAAAGCAGACATGCAAGTAGAAGAGTTAGACGACGGTGGAGCTACAGTCGTACTTCCTGAAGGGGAAGTCAGCCCACAACAAGAAGAAATAGCACCAGATGAAAAAGTAGCGCAACAAGATGCTGCTGACCCTGAAGATACTGAAGAAACAAAAGCGTCTGAAGGTAGTGATGAAGATGAAGAAGAATTTCGTCGCCTTCGTCGTGAAGAACGTAGACTTAAGCGAAAAATTCATCAAGGTAAAGCAAAAGAATCTGTTCATTTGATTTCTGCCCTTAAAAAGCAAAATCAAGAATTGGCAGAAAGATTAGCAGCTGTTGAAAAGAAAACTTCAGGCGCTGAATTAGCTAGAATTGATAAAGCAATTGAAGACTCAGGTGTCCAAGTTGAATACGCAAAGATGAAAATGCGTGAAGCTGTTGGGCAGTCCGACGGTGACGGCGTGGCAAAAGCAGAAGAAATGCTATATGAAGCTCGTCGTAAATTAGAATCATTGCAAAGTATTAAGCAGAATGCTGCTAGACAAATCAACCAGCAAAAGCCTAATATTCAAGCCCCTGATCCTCAAGTTCAACGGCTAGCCGCAGAATGGATGGAAGATAATCCATGGTACGACCCACACGGTCGTAATGAAGAATCACAAATTGCTCAGATAATTGATAAGAAACTGACTGACGAAGGATTTGACCCAACATCAGAAGATTATTGGGAAGAATTAGATGGCAGACTTAAAAAATATTTACCTGAGAAATATAATATGAGCTATAATAAGCCCAATAGTTCCACACAAAGACCTCGATCTGTTATGACTAGTTCAGGAAGAGAATCATCGGCATCAACTAAAGCTAGTGCTTATGTGCTAAGCCCTGACCGTGTGGCTGCAATTAAAGAAGCAGGTGCATGGGACAATCCTGAAGCCCGAAAGCGAATGATCAATAAATTCGCTGAGTGGGATCGTGCTAACAAAACTAATAGAGGTTAAAAATGGATAACAGATTAAAGAAAAATTTAAGTGCCGGTAGAACAGATAGAGGAGTAGATTCAGTTCGTGCGGCCGCCGAAGATTCACTTGCATCCTCACAGGAGCGTCGTAGAATGTTCCGTACTGAGTGGACTCAAGAGTCTCTTCCAACCCCGCCAGATATTCCTGGCTTTCACCCATGCTGGTTGTCTACAACAAACCAATATGATCCCATTCACAAACGCATGCGCTTAGGTTATGTACCAGTGAAAGCTGAGGAAGTACCCGGCTTTGAAAACTATCGTGTCAAATCAGGCGAACATGAAGGTTTTGTGGCAGTAAACGAAATGTTGCTCTTTAAACTTCCTAATGACATTTATCAAGAAATGATGTCTGAATTACATCATTTTGCACCGATGGATGAACAAGACAAGGTTAAAGTGCAGCAAGATCAACTGCTCAATGCCAAAGATAGTGATGGTAGACGTCTTGGACAAATTGAAGGCGACGGCATGAAATTCGACCAAACAAGAGAAGTACCAATCTTTTAAGGAGTTTCTATGTCTTCTACATCCGCTCCGTTTGGTTTGCGCCCTTCGTTTTTTCCAACAGGTTTGGAAAGAGCTCAAGTGCTTGCCAACGGTATTCCTTCGGGATATTCGTCAAACATTTTGAAAGGTCAACCAGTTGCTTATGGTAATGCTGCTAACAGCGGTACTAACGGCACTATTGTTCCTGCTCAAACAACAACTGGTAATAGTACCAGCCAACAATATGCAGTTGCAGGCTCGTTCCAAGGTGTCGAATTTACTGACACTACTGGTCGTCGTCGTGTATCTAACTATTGGCCGGCTAGCACTACTACTTTGTCAGGCTCTACAACCAATGCTTATTTCTATAATGACCTCAACATCATTTATGAAATCCAAGCTGATGGTTCGATGGCTCAAACAAGTATTGGTGGTGAATATTGGTTTACCAACATCACTGCTGGTTCTACAACAACCGGACTATCACAAGCAACTCTTGGAGCTTCCACTGCCGTTACTAACGGCCAACAAGCTCAAATGCGCGTAGTAGACTTATGTCAAAACGTAGATAATGCGTGGGGTGATGCTTACACAATCGTTCGTGTACAGTTAAGCTCTACTAACTTCTACGGTCAATATACTGCAACTGTTTAATATAGGAGAAACATAATATGGCAGCCCCGATGCGCAGTACGGACTTCCGTTCAATAGTTGAACCTATTTTGAACGAGTCTTTTGATGGTGTATATGATCAACGTGCCGATGAATGGTCCACAGTTTTCCGTGAACAAGCCGGTATTCCTCGTAACTACCATGAAGAACCAGTGTTGTACGGTTTTGGTGCAGCTCCTCAGTTACCTGATGGCAGCCCTGTAACCTATCAACAAGGTGGTGTTCTGTTCTTACAACGCTATGTCTACCAAGTATTTGGATTGGCATTTGCTTTGACCAAAGTATTGGTTGAAGACGGTGATCACATTCGTATTGGTCAGGTATATGCGAAGCACTTAGCTCAATCTTTGGTGGAAACTAAAGAATTGTTATGCGCTAACGTATTGAACCGTGCATTTAACTCTTCATATGTTGGTGGTGACGGCGTATCTTTGATTAACACTGCACACCCAATCGCTTCTGGTACATTCAGCAATCAGTTAAATACTGCCGCTGCATTGTCACAGACTTCATTGGAACAAATGTTGATTCAAATGCGTCTTGCTGTTGACAACAATGGTAAGAAAATCCGTTTGCAACCAGTTAAATTGGTTGTTGCGCCAGGTAACGTATTCCAAGCAGAAGTATTGCTGAAGAGTGTGTTGCGTACTGGTACAGCAAACAATGACATCAACCCAATTAAATCAATTGGCTTGTTGCCAGAAGGTGCAACGGTTATCAGCCGTTTGACTTCTGCTACTAACTGGTGGGTTCAATCAGATGCACCAGAAGGTATGAAGTTGCTAATGCGTCGTGCATTGGAGAAGACTATGGAAGGTGACTTCGAGACTGACTCTATGCGCTACAAAGCTACCGAGCGTTATCAGGTAGGTTGGACTGACCCACGTGCTATGTGGGGAACTCCAGGAGCATAATGTATTAAAGGTTATGTGGGGAGACCTTAACTCCCCACTTCATTTGTCAGACTTTTCATGGAGAAGACAAAATGCCACAATTTAGTGATGACCTATTTTTAGGTACGGCTCAGCCAAACATGGGTGCAAATCAACTTGCATCTTATGGTCAATCAGCTGCAACTGTGACTTTAGTTTCAGGCGCAAGCTCAACAGGTTTTGCAGTTGGTGATACACTGCAAGTTCTAGGTGGTACAGGTACTCCTGCAACGCTAACCGTAACCACTGTTTCAAGTGGTGCTGTTACTGGTTTATCTTTAACGACTGCTGGTCTATATACTGCAGCCCCTTTAGGCACTTTAAATACTGCGGTATTAACTAGTGCAAGTGGCGGTGGTACATTACCTACAGTTTCATTAACATACAATGCTGCTCAGCAAGCAATGCCTAGCCCAATGGGTGGTGGTGTTGGACCTTTAGGTCGTATCTATGTATTTGATATTTGCCCTGCAGCTCCTTCAACTACAGCATTAGCAGCAGCTCAAGCAACTACAGCTAGCACTGCAATGACTTTGTCAGTTGGTTCAGGCACAGGCGTAATTAAGACAACTAACGTGGCCGGTTCTACTGTTTATCAGTTAGATACTCCTCGTACAGTGACTATTACAACTGGTGGTTCTGCAATTACTGCATCAGTATTTACAGTATCTGGTTACGATATTTACGGTGCTTCAATGACTGAAGCTATTAGCGTTCCAGTCACTGCATCTACTACCACTACAGGTAAGAAAGCATTTAAACAGATCGTTTCCATTACTCCAAGCGTAACTAATACCAATACAGTTTCTGCCGGTATTTCTAACGTATATGGATTACCTGTTCGTGTAACTGATGTAGCATACATTGGCACTGTAAAATGGGCTCAGACTCTTGCACAAGATGCTGGAACATTCGTAGCAGCTGTCCAAGGTAACTCATCAACTACTACAGGCGATGTTCGTGGAACCTATGCTCCTTCATCCAATGCCAATGGTACATACCGCTTGGTAATGGGAATTTTAATGCCAGCAATTGCAGTTGGTCCAAATGCTACATTAGTTGGCGCAATTGGTACAACTCAAACCTAATTAGGAGAAATAAATCATGGCAACTAGTAAGTTCCAACGTGAACCTAGAGAATACACAACCGAGTCTTCAGATGATGAAGTCGGTGGTGGCATGAAACGTGGCGGTCATGCTAAGCATGGACACAAAAAGCACATGGCTGTTGGTGGCGCAATGGTTCCACGTCCTGTAGTAGGGCGTGCTCCTATGATGGGAAACCGTGCTGCAATGCCACAAGCTGCATTATTGCAACGTAAAAAAGGCGGTGCTGCTCATAAAGCTGAAATGCATGAGATGCATAAGATCGAAAAGAACTTAAGCATCATGAGCATATGAAAGCTAAGAAAGCACACCATGGTTTGAAAAAAGGTGGTGCAGCTGCTGCAGCTAAAGACAATACTCCTGGAGGTCTTTTAGGCGATTTGGAAGCTACTCGTCCAAATCGTAAAAAAGTAACTGGCGGTATTGAGCTTACTGGCTATAAGCACGGTGGTAAAGCTCATCACATTTCAGGTCATCCTGTAGGTTCACATGAGCATCACAAACACATGGCTAAACACCATGCAGCTAAGCACAAAGAAGGTGGTTCAGCTCATCATCATAAAATGCATGAGCATCACAAACATTTGGCTAAGATGGCTAAAGGCGGATCTACAGGTTCTCTTGAAGCTAAAGGTGATCGTTTTATGTCATCTACCACTTTAAAACCAAAAATTGATGTTCAAGATAAAGTTGTTAATGCTGAGCATAACAAAAAACTTGGCAACAAAACAGGTAAAGTACGCGACACCGTTGCTGGTGAAGGTGATGGTGGCTATAAGCGCGGTGGTCATGCTAAACATCACTATGCTAAAGGTGGCACTGTATCTCAAGGTGTTGCAAAACGCTATGTTAGTGATATGCAAGACGGCGAGCATCGTGCAGTTAAAAAGAGCTCAACTGGTAGTTTAGAACTTTCTAAATACAAGAAAGGCGGTCATGTTAAGCACCATGGTCATGCAGCTCACCATACTACTCATGGTCATTCAGATGCCGGTCATACTCATATGCATAAAGTAGCGCATAAACATGCATATGGTCATGATAAGATTGATGGTCACCCTATGAAGCACGGTGGTCATGCTAAACACCATATGCGTAAAGGCGGTAAGTGTAATTATTAATAAGTCTAGGAGCACACAGCTGAAGGTCGTAGTGCTTAAACGAGTAACCTTATTACCGTCCTATCTTATGCAGTACCCTAGTATTTCATTTATTTATAGTACCCTCTCTAGGAGAAAAAAGTGGCTCAATTATCGGTTTACACAGGTCCGTCATCAAACAATGACAATAATGCTCGCATTCAACAGGCACAACGTTCAACTGCGTATGATCCAGTAGACAAGACACGAGTTTCAACGCCTCAATCTTTGATCGATACTGACTTTGAATATGGTCAGCAAGCGACAAAGTGGGAACAAACTGCAATGCAAAATAATCGTGCAGGTTTGTATTATTTAATCGATGCAGCGTTACCTGTAACAGCTATTGCAGGAAACCAATCAAATAATTGGACTTTGGCGATCACTCTTGGTACTGCATCAAATATTCCAAATGGTTCGCCATTCTTTATTCAAGATACTTTAGACCCTAATGCTAATGGTTGGGGTTATGTTTATTCAGGCGGTGGTACATCAACCACTTCTATTGTGGTGCAAATGGCTCAAGCTGTCACAACTGCAACTTGCTACTCTGCATCATCAACTTATTGCTATCTTGGCTATACATACAGTAACTATGCCTACTATTTGACAGGCACAACTGCATTCACATTCTCAGGATCAACGATTACTGGCACAACAACCTATCCACATGGCTTATCTGCTGGTTCATTGATTTACATCACTGGTACAACTGGTCCTTCTACAGCAACTTCAATTAATGGTCCGCAAATTGTTGCAACGACTCCTACAGCTACAACCTTTACTTTTGTTAGCTTAAATGGAACTCCTTCAACAACTATTGCAAATACTGCAGGTCAGTCAAACCTATATTCTCGTCCAGGTGGTTGGGTTGATTGCCATGCTTATGATGGATCGGTAAACTTTACAGTTGGCTCTGCAATTCCTAATCAGTCTTTGCAACGTCAGACTCGTCGTTATTTCCGTTATCAATCAGGTAAGGGTATTCAATTTTCAACCGGTACTATTCTCAAGCCACAGATTCAACAACCTGTATTAACCTCTTCAGGAACTACTGTAACTGTTACTACTAAGTTTCCACATAACTTAACTGTAAACACAACAATTCTTGTAAGTGGCGCTGATCAATCAGCATATAACGGAACATTTATTGTTAAAACAGTTCCTTCTGCTTTAACATTCACATACACAACCATTAATAATGCTGTTCCATCAGCATCACCTGCAACATCTACAGGTGGTTTTATTCACGTTAGCCCATATTCTTGGTATGGTTCATCTAATAAAATTGGCTTCAATGATCAACAGAATGGTATGTTTTTCCAATATGATGGTCAAACATTGTATGCGGTATATCGCAATTCTATTAACCAAATCGTTGGAACAGTATCTGTAACTAATGGTAGCGGCTTGGTAACAGGCTCTAGCACTCAATTTACTACTCAATTAGTAGTTGGTGATTACATTGTTATTCGTGGTCAAAGCTATCGTGTATTAAGCATTACAAGCGATACAGCGTTATATATTAGCCCTGAATATCGTGGAACTACTATTGCTAATGCAATTGTTTCAAGAACTATTGATCAAAAAGTTCCACAATCTCAATGGTGGGATGTATTAGATGGTTCAGGATCTGCACAAAATCCATCAGGGTATAACCTTGATTTAACCAAAGTTCAGATGTTTTACATCGATTACTCTTGGTATGGTGCAGGTGTAATCCGTTTTGGAATTCGTACAACCAATGGCGCAATTCAATATATTTATTCTTTCCAAAGCAATAATATTCAATATGGCGCTTATTTACGTTCAGGAAACTTGCCTTCTCACTATGAGCAAAATGCAATCCTGCCAATTACTACAATTACATCAAGCCTAACAACTACTTCTACAACCATTAACGTAGCAAATACTGCAGGGTTTAACCCTGCCGGTGGTACAGCTCGTATTATTGGTAGCGGAACTTCAGGTGTTATTGAGTATATTACCTATACAGGCATTACATCAGGCGCACCGGGTAGCTTAACAGGCGTAACTCGAGGGGCTACAGGCGGTAGTGCAGCAACTGCATTTACTTACTCTGCAACTGCTCCTGTGGCTGTTGAATATGCATCTCCTGATGCGGCTGCCCAATTATCACATTGGGGTTCTTCTGTAGTAATGGATGGCGGCTTTAACCAAGACGTGTCTGCTATTTATAACTATGGTATGACTACAGCATTATCAACCGCTGCTAATACAAATCCTGTTCCTATTATGGCAATTCGTTTAGCACCTTCTGTAGATAATGGAACAACTGGTTTAATGGGTGTTAAAGAAGTTTTAAATCGATTACAGTTACAGCTAAATGAGATTGCAGTAGTTACTAACACCACATTCTTGATTTCATTGGTTTTGAATGGTGTTCCTTCAGGATCATTCTCAGGATCATTTCAAACCCCTGTTCAAGGTGGTACAAGCACCAGCTCTTTAGTTCAAATTGCATTGAATACAACCAATACTGTAACTATTACAGGTGGCGAATCAATTGCTGCTTTCTATAGCAATAGTTCAGGTCAAACTTCATATCCTTTGGCTTCTATTTCGGCGATTGGAAACTCTGCAAATGGTGGAGGAACATCCAATACAGTTCCTACATCACAGTCTGGTCAGTTCCCTGATGGGCCGGATATTTTGTATGTGGTGGCAACACCATTAAGTGCTACTGGTAGTTACACCGTTGTAGCTCGGTTGAACTGGCAAGAAAGTCAGGCTTAATATGCCATTAGTTAAATCTAAATCAAAAAAAGCATTCAGTAAAAATGTTGAAATTGAAATGAATGCAGGCAAACCGCAGAAGCAAGCGGTTGCCATTGCATATTCAGTAAAACGATCTGCAGGCAAGAAAGACGGTGGGAGTGCAAAACCTGGATTATGGTCAAATATTCATGCTAAGCAAGAACGTATTAAGCACGGTTCAGGTGAGCATATGAGAAAGCCTGGAAGTAAAGGTGCGCCCACGGATTATGATTTAAAGCATTCACAGTCTAAAAAGATGGCTCATGGTGGTGATGTTAAGCTATCTATTAAGCGAGGTGAAAAGAAGTCTACTGATCAAGGTGCTGGATTAACTGCAAAAGGTCGAGCAAAAGTTAATCGTGAAACAGGAAGTCATTTAAAGCCGCCTCAATCAAAAGGCCCTAGACATGATTCATTTTGTGCCAGAATGTCAGGTATGAAAGGACCTATGAAAGATGAGAATGGAAAGCCTACTCGTAAGGCTGCATCATTAAAAAGCTGGCATTGTAAAAGCGGTGGTAAGATTAAGAAGCACAACATTAAGGGTTGGTAATGAGTACTTCAGGAACAGTAAGCCAAACCATTATCACTGTTCAACAACTCATTGACAGTGGTGCACGAAGGGCTGGTAAATTAGCAGAAGACTTGACATCTGAGCAAGTTAATGCTGCTACTCAGAGTCTATATTATCTGCTATCAAATCTAGCCAATCGAGGTATACAGTATTGGTGTATCCAAAAATATGTGCTCGGATTGATTCCTGATCATTATCAGTACTATCTGAATACAGGCGTAGTAGATGTTTTGAATGCCAACTATAGAACAGTTACTCAAAATACTACAGGTGGGTATGCTACTACAGGGAATGGTTCTTATGCATTTGATGGTCAATATACTAATATTTGTCAATGTACTAATAACTCTAGTTCTATTGGTATTAACAACGGTTCTGGACAGAATGTTTATATTGGAACCGTAGGCATATTACCTGCTGTCAGTGGGTCTGTGACAATACAGATTCAATACTCAAATGATGGCACCAACTGGACAACTGCATATAGCCCTGGTGCCACGACTTGGGTCGCAGGGACATGGCTGTATTATGACCTCGATCCTTCTGCAAATGTTCCTTATTGGAGAATTTTGCAAACTGGTGGTATTAACATGGGTGTTTATCAGGTGGTTTTTGGTTCAAACGCCACTGAAATACCAATGGCTAGAATGAACAGAGATGATTACACCAACTTGCCGAACAAAAATTATCCTAATAACTACCCTTTGCAATACTGGTTTGACAGGAATATTCCTCAACCTGCTATGTACTTATGGCCTGCACCTCAAATCTATTCACCACAGATCGTTGTCTGGGCGCATAGATATATCCAAGATGTAGGCTCTTTATCCGGATCAATTGAGATACCTCAAAGATGGTACTTAGCTGTTCAGAACATGTTAGCTCATCAAATGGCTATGGAATTGCCTAATGTAGAGCCTCAAAGAATTGTGTATTGTGAACAACAAGCTGAAAAATATTGGATGATGGCTGAGCAAGAAGAACGCGATAAGTCTCCAATTTATTTTGCGCCTAATATAAGCCCATATACAAAATGAGTAAGTGGCTAGATACTATAGGAAACACAGTACTTAGTATTGCTATTTGTGATCGTTGCAAAATGAAACGTGCGTATGATGACATTAGTAATGATCGTAATATTCCTGGTTTAAGAGTATGCAATTATGGGTGTAATGATGAACGAGATCCTTATAGACTTCCTGCTAGACAGCCTGAAAAGATTTCAATTCGCTTTCCT